TATATTAAGTTCGGCTGCTGTTGATGTAATTGCAGTACCATTAAAGTTAATAGCATCTGCATAAACTGTACCATCAAAGTAGCCATCTTTAAACTCTAAAGAACTTGTACCTAAATCTATATCATTGTCTGTTACAGGTACTATTGCTCCATCTTGTATTCTTATTTGTTCTACGGCTGCACTAGATACTTCTACATAAAATCCCCATCTATTATTAGTACTATCAACAACAATTTTATTAAGAAAGTCTAAATCACCTATAGTGTGTATGTTACCGCCTTGTCCTGCAGTACCATCATGTCTGTGTCCTGTAGAAGAAGCACTACTTGAAGAGTAACTAAAAGCATTAAGTAGCTGATTGTATTCATTGTTAAAAAGAGCAGCAGTTATAGTATCCCCATCTGCTATTGAACTCTGTCTGGTATATGTTTGAGCCATTTTCTATAATCTCCCGGAAGGTCTGTAGTTTACATATAAACCGTTAATAGTATACGGTGCGTTAGTGTCTTCACTAAATATTTTAAAGAAGTTACTGTGGCCACTTCCTTGAATGTGTTGTCTTATAAGAGGAGCTTCAGGTGCGCCAAAAGTAGCTGTTCCAAAAACTGCTGAACCAAAAATAGCAGGCTCTGCAACTTCTAAAGAAACATCCCCCGGCTGTATTTTTTCTGTAGTATCAAAATCAAATCTAACTCTTAATGTAGGATCTGCAGCTCCCTCTGGTTTTAAAGATACTTTAACATGATCTAAAGTTTTTAAAGTTCCAAAGTCTCCATAATCAAAATCAGGAGATTGATACTCAGCTAATATATTTGTAGAAGTTCCTGCAGGATTAAACGCGCTTCCTGTATCATGATTATAAACATAGCCATCTCTATCTCCATGATAAACTTTTTCTCTACCGTCTGAGTTAAAACCAGAAGTTACAGCAGGAGCTTGTATTCCTTTTACTTCTGTCCACTCAAAACCTCTTGCAGTAAGAGTTCCTGTTATTCCTTTTGAGTTTGCTGTTGATTCTCCAGTTCCACTATAATACATTCTATATTGAGACTTATCTCTAAGAACTACACTACTGTATTCAAAGTTTGTAGAGCTTGTTAGTATTTCATTTATAAGAGGTTGAATAGGTTTACTAACAGTTCCTAATTCAACATCACCAATTCTTGCTGTACCTGCAATAGTTCTAAATCCATCAGGAGCTAGAAATATCAAGTCACCTGCAAATTCTTGAATAGTTTTACCATCTACACAACCAACATTTTGTGTTACTGGTACAATAGCTATTGTGCTAGAATTATTTATATTTTGTAGTTTATAAATAGAGTTTCTACAAAATACAAACAGTTCATTACGGAAAGATTTAAGTCCTACTACTTGATCATCTAATAAAATACTTCCTGATCCAGAGCTTGTAAAATCATTTATATCACTTGTACCGCTATAAAAAATTGTATTCTTAGCTGTAGATGCGCCTGCAACTACTAAGTGTTTATCATGTATTACACAGTATTTAGGATAGTGTGTACCGCTTACTGTTATTTCTTCTACAAAAAAAGTTCTGCTAGTTAGTGCGTCTGTTCCTGTCATTTTAAATAGGAAAGGCTTGTTATTAGAACTATCATCTACTATAACTATTTCGCCATAGTCTGTATTGCCTTCAAAGATTGCAAAGCTTGCTTTGTTTTGAGAACTTCTAGTAAGTGTACTTCTACCTGTAAAAGTACTGTAGTTGTCTCCACTACCAGAAACACTTGCTCTGTTTATTTGTAACCAACTATTTCCATCTTGACTAAAAAATATATCCGTACCTGAACAAGCTATAACTCCATCTGCATAAACTTCAAGACCTAATATTTGATTAGAGCTGCTTGGTCTTGTGCCATCACCAAACAAAGTATATCCATTTATGCGTCTATATCCGCCTTTATTAGATACTTCAAAGTTAGATAATCTAGTAGCAACTCCGGGTTTCCCCAAAAGTTCCATTGTATTACTGGACTTATCTAGCCCTCCTTGTAATGCTACTGAAAAGGGTTGTGAAGCTGCCATTAGAAAGAAATCCTATCATCTGTCATACTTTTAGGTTGAGGATTAATAAGATTAGATTTCATACGCTTCATGCCTTTTTTGTAATCATCTAATGCAAAAGCTGCTTGCTGTAAGTTTTCTTTAAACTGATGAACATAATATCTTGTTCTAGCAATAATTACAGAAGCATATTGATCTGGAAAGACTATAGTATCTCCATGTGCAGAAAGTTCTGTAGGCGCAGTATACGCATAAAAATGTACATTATATACTTTATCAGGTATTGGGCTAAGTCCAAACTTTCTGTGATCTGGGCTACGGATAACAAACTGAGGTTCTCCATAGTTCTGAGTGTCTGCATCATCTGCGTTTTCTTTATCTCTTAAATATCTTCTCCAATCTGCTAAAGATACAAATCTTAAACCTCTAGATACATAAGGTGCAGATTCTCCTGAAACTCCTATTGTTGTAATATAAAAATCATCCCAATCTATAGAAGAATAGTCTGTTGTTATACTAGAACTATCTGATTTAAGTAGATACCATCTAGTTCCTGCTACGGTTGCTACAGTTACATTACCGTAAAAAGGATCTGTTCCTCCACTAGCAGCAGCCGCAAAAAAAGGTAACTGAGGTTCTTCATTGGCTATATCATTTAATGCTCTATTAATTGCTTCTCTTACAAAAGCTTGTATTCCTACAGAGCTTGAAAAGTTTGCAGAAGTTAATTGTACTTCATTAAGTTCTCTAAGAACTTCATTAGTGAGTGTTAAATAAGTGGTAGCCATTATTTATCCTTTTTCTTTGTACCAAAAATCCTATCATAGTTATTTTGATAGTTTTGTTTTGCTGTGCCAGAATAGGCATTACCTAATAATCCTAAGACTCTAGTGCTTTTAGGCTTACTAGAGCCATTTAGGATTATAGGATTTTTATCATTTCCTAACTGTGGCATTTCTACTGATCAGGGGTAGAGCCTAAGTGTAAGAACTCAACTAGGTAAGTAACAGTTGTAGCTGCTGTTGCTAAGTTGTTTGCTAGTGGTTTAAGACGCGCATATAATGTACGCGCAGAAGCGGTGTACAAAGTAGAGGCTATAACAATAGCTTCTGAAGTTGCGGGGCCGCCTACAACACCTGCTGTAACAGAGGTGCTTACAAAAGCGTTAGCTCCATGTCCATGTGAGTTTTGAATAATATACAAGGGTGCGTTTGCTGTCCATGTTACTGCTGATCCGCCATCATCAAGAATAGCTTCTTCATCAATAATTTGACCACCGCCTGCTGAAGTACCTAAATCAAAATCAACATCATCACCTGAAGCTCCTGCTGTAACAATGTTACCTGCAGGAATGGCAATAAGGTTTCTTATAATAGTGTCAGCAGGTTGAGTAAATGACACATCATAAGTAGCGTCAGCAGTAACTGCAATAGTTCCTGTTGTAGCTGAAGTCCATGAGTGACATATATTATCACAAAGATCCTGTACATCACCAGATCTTGCTGAATTGCGCCCTGTATCTCTTATTTTAAATACTGGGTTTGACATATTGTGTCTCCTTAATTAATTAATAAAATTTTTACTCTAAAAGGTAAAGAAGAGGGGGTTTTTACACCCCCAAATCTATTTAGTCAATACCGTAGAAAGCAGAAACTAATGCTTCACCGCGTAGTACTTTAGCTCCATATACATGAAGACCTCGTACTATATCGCCAAAGCTATCAGGATCTCTGATTACTTCAGTACTTGTAATTGTCTGAGCAGTAGCTGTAGATGACATGTGACCTGCCAAACATTTGCCTGCAGCATTAGTTGTGCTTGCAATGTTGTTTGATTTGTACATGCTAAATCCACGCAACTTACCAGAAGTTACTAGACCGTTTCTAATTGAACCTTGACCTGCGTTGTAATCAACAGACAAAAGTTTTGAAGATGAACTTGCAAGAACTTCATAGAAGTCAGGTGATGCTAAAAACCATCTCCCTTCTTCTGGAATATTTTGCTCATCCATTAAACGCGCCATGTGTGATAGCACATCAATAGGATCATGTTCATTTGCTGCAAAACCTATATCAAGATTACCAGTACCATCAAATGTGCCTGCTGCTAAGTCAGTAGCATTATCAGAACCTAACACATGGTTAGGGCTTGATGCAGAAACACCTGCGAACATAGTTGCAATAACACCTTCATCATAAGCATCTCTAAGAGCATATGCTGCAGAAGAACTAGCAACTTCTTTAAAGTTCACATGAGACATAGCTGTTTCAATGTCATCAACTTTGAATTTAAATGCGTTAGCTGTATCAACTACTAGCGTCAACTCTTGGTCAGTCAACTTAGTGTCAGTTACATCTTGTCCTCTTTCATACTGGTACACAGTAATTTCGGGTTCTTTTATAATCTTTACAGAATCTCCGTAAGCGGATAACTCACCTGCATAATCTGTGTTGGTGATCGCTTCTACAACCGAAGCCTTTCTAAAGAAGTTGAGAACCTTTTTAGAGTAGACTGAAGGAAGGAAAAACGAATTAGTTTGACCACTGACGGAGTTAGCAAAGTTTGCGTTAGTATCTGTACTTGGTTCAAAGTACTGATCTGATTGGTTATAAGCCATTTTACTTCTCCATTATCAAATTAAAAGTTATTGTTTTACTACTCTGCCTTCTTGAATTGCTTTTCCGATTTCTTCTTCATACTTGTCAAATTCAGTGATAGACATTGCAGCAATTTCCCTTTCTGTCCAAATTTTATCTTGCTTTGGTTCAACCGCAGTTGTTTTAGTTGAAACCATGTCAGCAGCAGATTT